CTTCAACACCGAAGATACCTCTATAGTCAGAAACTCCAAAAGAGTATCTTTCTCTAGCTTTGTATCTTACGTTACCAGTATCAAAGTCACCTTCCATAGCCGTTTTAATCGGCGCTCTGTCAAAGTACTTCATACCATTTGGCACGTCAGTAATGATGTAAAACGCATCTGGGTCAGTTAGGAAGTTGTTCACTCTGTAACCTTGAGGAACCATTCCCATTGACGCAATAGCGTTAATGTCATTATCAGCAGTTCCAGTTCTACCTTGAGACTTCATAAGTCTTTCAGCATTAAACTGGTTTTCACTAGGTACAATCATTTTAACACCTCTTGCAGCAATTTTCAGACCTCTTTCGTCTGTCATTGCAGCAATGTCGATTAAAGATTGCTCTAATGATGTTTCATTTAAGTCAGCTTGTACTGCTAAAGTATTAGCAACAGTCCCTGCAATTGTAGGGTGAGCTGTGTTAAATAAACTAACACCGTCACCTGAATTGAAGTTATTGTTCGTAGGTAAACCTTGAATTAAAGGTACCACTGACTTAACTTGTTTAGTGTTCGCCATAGATCTAGCAAGTGCTTTAGTATATCTAGACGCAAGTCTGTCATATAGGTTATCCTCAATCGCTTCTTCAGTGATTGCGAACGCTAATGCAACAGTCTCGTGAGTGTATCTAGCTGTGAAAGTTTCTTGTGCATTGTCGAAACTTACGCCAGAACCCTCAGCTTTAACTGAAGCATTTGCAAAACCTGATAACATAACTTCTTCTTCAAACGCTCTGTCTGAAGATTCCGTCGTGTAGATTTCAGCATGCTGATTCTCATAACGTTTGTATTCCAGGCCGAATAAAGCATTCAAACCTGGCTCTAGTTCTTTAACTAGTTGTCCTCGTGATATCGCCATAGTTATTCTCCCTTATTAGATACCTGCGGTTTGTTTCAAGAAGTGTTCGTTAATAGTAACAATTAAGTTCGTATTAGCTGAACCTAATTCATTATTATCGATTTCTTTTGACGCACCGATTATTTTTAGTTGAGCAGCTCCCGCAGCCATTGTTCCAGAAATTTCTACACCTGAAACAAAGTTTGGAGAGGTACCGGCTGTATACACGATATCTGCACAATTACCAATATTGGTTTGCGCAGGTGTACCAGCACTTTGTATTTCAAACCTTTGATACGGATCATCAGATACAAAACCAATTATATCTGTTGCAGTATTACCTGCGTTTAAATGATTCGCAAAAGTAGGTTTGTCAGTTGTTGCATCAGTAAAGAAAACACCAGTAAGTGATCCTAGTAACACATCAGTTGCAGCGGCCACAGTAATTGTACCTGTGTTGGCCATCTCAACTGGATCATTAAAATAGATCGCAGTTGCGCTTGCAGCTATTGCGTATTCAGATAAACCTTGGTTGTCTCTATTCTGACCAACTTTTCCACTCGGTCTTAGACCGAATGCGCTATTTTGATTAGCCATAGTTGTGTCCTCCTTATAGACATTTTATTAGTTTATCCGGCGGTTAGGAATTGTTAAAAAATTAACTCTTCTTCGAGCCACCGAAAGTTACACGTGTCTGTCTATCAATATTGATAGGCATACTTGGGTGCTGTTCCTTCATAAGATCGTTATCCACTGCTTCAACGTTGTCTTGAGCTTGTTTTCTATAATACTCAGCACGTTGTTGCGCAATCTCTTCCGGTACCCTTGCTAGCACAAGGCCACCAACTCCGATCACTCCCTTATATTTGCCATCATCTACATGAGGATAATCTGAGTCTGGATATTCATCTGCTCTTACGAGCTCATATCCTGATCTAATTCTTCCAGAAACATTCTTAGTGTCTTGGAATCCCATAGATTCAACTCTTATCCATCTGTGTATAAATCCTGTTGGCGCAGGGGGTGCATCTAAACTTGATGGTGGAGTCCAAACTTTTTTCTTAGCTTCTTTTTCTCTAGTTTGACTCGCACGCGAGGTTCTTTTATCGTTATTATTTTCCATATGCTTATACCTCCTTCGTGATATTTAATTGTTTCGCATACTCTTCGAGTGGCACACCTAATCTTTTAGAAATTGCTACCTGTGATGGTGTGAGCCTCACAGTTTTTCTGCGTCCTTTAGTTGCCGGACGTTTGGCACTTGCTACATTTTGAGCAGGTTGCTCAGTAGAAGTCTCTACACTATCAAATTTGTGTGGAAATTCAAGTCTTATTCTTTTATCTACTTCAGAATAATATTCTGTTGTATTTGGATCAAAACCTTC